TGGCGCGGCCCATCATTTCGGACCAGCGTCCGAAGGCCCCCAGATCGTCATTTACCAGCGCCTTCCGCGACAGGGCGAAGGTGCCGCCGAAGGTTTCCAGCGCATAGCCTTCCTTGGCTTCGCCGACAGTCTGGGCCGTGATCTCGCCGTGTTCCGACACCTTCTTGAGGCCGCTGAACTCGCCCAGCTTGAGAACCGAAAGGGGCCGGAAGTCGGTGGCCGTGCGCTGGCGGGCGATGGTCTTGAGCGGGCTTTCGGCGCTCCGGTAGGCCCCGGCCAGCACCCGGTTGCCCGACTCGGTCAGCAGCGCCGGGAAGTCGGTGGTGCCGTGCATCGCCCGCGTCAGCATTTCTTCTGTGCCCAGCGTGTTCACAGGCACGCCCGAACGGGTCAGGCAATCGCGCGCCAGATCGTGCAGGCCCAGCATCATGTAGGGCCGGGCAGCGTCGGACGGGGCCTCACCGCCCATGCGCGCGGCAAGGGCCTCGGCCTGCCGCGTGCGGATCACGCTGGGGTCATCGTTTGCCGGGGCAGCCGTGCGGATGGTCGGGCTGGTGCGGGTCTGACGGGCCGTCAACGCCGTTTCGCGGGCATCCTGCCGGATTTCGTCATCCGTCAGTTCGTCGCCAGCGGCGGCCATGCGAGTTTGCCAATCTTCGGGCAGGTTGTGGGCAGCGCGAACACGCGCGATCAGCGCGGCGCGGGTTTCGGTTTCGAGGGTTTCTTGTTCCATGGTTTGTCTCCTGAAGGTGGCGGCCGGGTCGGCGGGGACGGCGACGGCGGAAACTTCGCGGATGCGCCACACGGTCGCCGTCCTGACGCGCTGGCGGGTTTCGGGATGACGGACTCGGCCCAGCGGGTGACGGCGTAGCCGATGCTCACGCCCCGCACGGTGCCTTCCTTGATCTTCTGCACGGTGCTGGACACGTCGGGGGCACTGGACAGGCGGACGGTGGCCACAAGGGCGTCACCCTCCATGCGCACCGCCTCCACAACGCCGATCACGTCGCGGGCGCTGCCCTGCCGGTGGCCGTCGAGAACAGGCGCGCCGACAAGCCCGGACTGGTCCAGCCCGGCGGGGTCCAGCCGTTCGACATAGCCCCGGCGCTGGACAGGGGCGAAAGTGCTTATCGTCGCATCAATGGTGCCCCGTTCGGCGTCCAGCGTCTCGGGGGAAAGCGTCGCGGCGCGGATCAGGTTTTCCATGCTCTGGCCTCTTTCTCTCGTTTCAAGACAGCACGGGCGAAGGGCGACTCCGGCCCTTCGGCTCGGCCTGTCTCGGGGTTACGGAACATGCTGGCCCGGTCAGCCCGCACGGTCAGGGTGCGGCCCGTGTGGCGTTCATCGGACGCGCGCAGGCGTTGCAGCTTCTTGCGGATCGCGCGTTCATTCATCGGATGCGCCTTTCCGCTTGAACGTGTCGGCGGCAATCTCGGCGTCCAGATCGGCGAGACTCCACCCGCGTTCGGCCACGGCCTTCTTGCGACTGGTCAACCCGGCTTCGATCTCGGCGACGGTGGCCTGCACGTCTTTCAAAGGGTCCACTTGCAGCGGCTTCGGCGGCAGCCATTCGACCGTCAGGAAGCGGCGCGGGTCATCCTCATAGCCGGGCAAATCGCCAGCGACAGCAGCCCAGCCAATGACTTCGCGCCAGACAGGATTCAGCAGTTGCGGAATGATGCAATGGTATTGAGCTTGTTCGACCCGTTGCCGGAAGGGCAGCAACCCGGCGCGCAGCGACGAATAGTTGGCGTTCGTCAGATCGCCGCTCAGAAGGTGTTCAGGCAAGCCCAGCCCGGCGGCCAGCATTTGCAGATTCAGCCGGATGAACGGCCCCACTTCGGCGGCCTGTTGTGGGGTGGCGAACTTGATATCCCAGCCCCCGGCTAGGCGTTGCAGGGTGCCCGGTTCAAGGCTGGGCTGGGCTTCCCCGTCGAACGGGTCTTCGCCGCCGACGGCGTTCTGGTTGATGACGAAACCGGCAAACATGGCAGCGGTTTTTGCCCCGACCAGCAGTGCGTCGATCAACTGATCGAACTCGCCAGCGGGCAGGATCACGGGCGCAAGCCAACTGACGCCGCGCACCTGTCCCGGCCCAAGGGGCTTGAAGATATGCAGAATCTCGTTCGCCGGGATGCGCACGGGCTGGGCACTGGTGGCGAACACATCGGTAGGGCGGGCAGGCAAGACGTGGTAGGCTGCGCGGGTGCCGTCGGCGTCGAACTCGACTCCGCTGACGATGAAGCGCCCGCCGCCCAGATCAACGGTCATCGACTCGTCAATCAGTTCAGCCGGGATCAGGCGCAGGCGGGGGCCTTCCGGCGAGTCGAGTAGCTGGCAAAACGCTTCGCCATCGGCCACCAGCGCCCGCGCCACGTCGGCTTGCATCCCGCGAAAATCGGTGCGCCCGTCAGCGTCGGCCTGATCGGCCCACGCATTATAGACCGCGACGGCATCGGGTTCGCCGGTCGGCTCGATTCCCGCGCCGACCAGTGCGCCAACCCAATTGCCGACCGCCTGACTTATCCACGGGTTGTTATTCGCCAGATACCGCGCACGGGCGCGCAGGGTCGGCCCGGCTGCCATGGTTTCGGTGCCGATGCGCCCGAAGGTGCCCTGCCCCCAACCGCGCCGCCCGCCCGCCGCCCCGTCGAAACGGCGAACGTGCAGGGGCGGCGCGGTGCGACCCAGCAGGCGGTTGAAGGCGGCGGGCAGGCGCATGGTCAGTTCACCGCCCCCGGAGTCGTTTCGTGGGTATGCTTGGCGCGGGTGATGTGGGCCAGCGGGTCATCGAGACCGATCAAGATTACCGACCGCACCGAATAGGACTCGGGCTGGGCCGGGAAGTTCGACCCGTGCCCTTCGGCATCGCAAACGCGGCACGCATAAGCCACGCCGCCGCTTTTCGTGCAGCGTAGCGTGCGAACCTGAAACGACAGGTTCCGGGTGCCGTTCAAATATTCGACCAGTGCCCACATTGCGGGGCTGCGCGGAACGTCGCGCGCGGTGTTGCCAGTGGCGAAGTCGTCTTCGGTGATGCCGATATCTTCGCCGCGCCACGTATTGAGCGCCAGCGAGACGGCGTGCCGCATGTCCGCATTGACGATACCGGCTTCGCTCAGTCGATACATCACGGCGGCGACGACAACGGCCCCGGCGTCGAAGCTGTAGGCCCGGCGTCCGGTGCGCTTGCGCCCGCGCGGGTGGATCAGGCCAGAGGCGAGAAGGTTGTGCCAGAGTGCGGCGGCGGCGTCTTTGGTAAGGCCCGGTTCAGCCAAGGCGCGGGCGGCGGTTGCAGTTTCGATCATCGGCGCGTCGTCGGTGATCTCGGGAATAAGCAGGGCACCGCCGTAGCGTTCGGTGGCGTTTTGGTCGGTCATGGTGAGTCCTCCGTTTTGCGACTCAAGCCATGCCCTATCCCGAAAGTGGAGTCTAACCTTTTGTTTTACATAGGTAACTTCAAGTTGACAATACCCTTCATTTTCCTGCCTGACTTGACCTGATTGTGGGAATCCGGTTACACCTATGCCCAGAACGGAGTGAGAACCGATGAGCGAATTTCACGCAAAGCTGGTGCGCCGCGAAGTCCTGCGGCGCGGCAAGACCCGAGACGAATCGGCCCTGCCCGCCGAAGTCCGGGCGTGGCTGCCTGTCCTGATAGACGAAGCCATGCGCTGGCCACCGGGGCAATGGGGCCGCCGGTTGGCTCAGACGCGGCAGGGCGTTCGCCACCATGTCCGGGAACGGCTATGGCCCTTCGGCGCGATTGACCCGGGGCCGGTGAACTTGCCCGACCGCCAGCCGCCCCGGTAGCCCCCGGTCAGCTTCCCCCGGTCAGCCACTTGGACCGCACCACGGCAGCGGGCTTGGGCGGCCCTGTCACGCTTTCCAGTTCGGCTTCGCGCCGATCCATGGCGACGCCGACCAGCGCCCGTGCGGCCAGACCGTATACGGTCGAGTCGAGGCATTCAGCCCGGCGACCCGGAATCCGCTCAAACCGGCGCACCGGCTGGCCCTTGAAGTATCGAACGACTCGCCGCTCGCTGGTCAGTTGCTCGAAGAAATCCGGCGACAGATCGGCGCTGAACCGGATGCCTGACCCGCGCGACAGGCGGTTGTAGAGTTGCGATTTCACGGCATCCACGCCGACCAGAAAGAGGGGCAGCCCCTTCATCCCTGAACGGGCGATGAAGGGCCGCGAGAAGCCCGGCACCCCCTTGCCCGACACGATCCGCCGCCCGAACCGGGGGCGGGTGAAGCTGTGGACCAGATCGGCGTGGCCGCCGTCGCCGCTATCGACCACGGCGGCGTCAACGCGCAGGACGCCCCCCGCCGGGTGTTTCCAAACCGTGCGCAGGGCGTCGTCCAGTTCAAGCCATGTCTCGTTCGCGTCGATAGTCCCCCAGATGACGCCATGCGCCAGAATGAAGGTTTCATCGCCTTTGCCATGGCCAAGGAACACCAGTTCCAGTCGGTCATCTTGGCAGTCGACTCCCGCCGTCACGATCAGCACTTCGGGCGGGATTCGATCCGGCAGGCCGAAGGGCTCGCGCCGCCCGGCAAGTTCGTGTTCGTCAAGATCATCGTGGGCTTCCCGCCACGGCTCGCCCAGAGTGAGGTTGACGAAGGTTTGCAGCGTGGCCGGGTGTTCCTTGGCGCGCAGAAACTCGGCGGCCAACTTGGCCCATGAAGCGTTCGCATGGGGCGAGACAAGGGCATTGATCCGAAAGCCCGCATGGCCCTTGACGTGCGGTGCGGTTGCCCGCCAGCGGCCCATATCGACCATCTGGGCCTTCTGGCGCTCGGGCACCAGTAGGGCGCAAGACAGGCAGCGCCACGCGGCGGCCTCGGGCTGGCCATCGGGCCATTCGATATTCGACCACTTGATTTCGTGATGATCGCCACACTCGGGGCAAGGCACCTCGAAAATTCGCTGGTCGGATTCCGCATAGAGGCGGCTGACCGGGCCATGATCGAAGATCGGAGTCGACCCGGCAATGATCTTCCGATCACGAAAAGCCAGAGTGCGCATTTCCGCAAGC